CATCAAAATGTACTGGTTCAGAAGAGACAGCTTCTTACCCCAAACACTCTCGTGATACTCATTACTCTGAACGGTAGGCGAAAGCGAGAGATTCGTCTGAACGCCACTCTGCTGAGAGGTCTGCTGTCCGAACGCACTGCGGGGCGAGCCACCAAGGTCGAAGAGAGAGTCAATGACAAACTGAAGCTGCTGCTCAATAGCAGGAATATTCCCACTCCAACCGAGAAGCGAGAGGTCGCCATCAGGCCGAACAGGAATAACGGCACCCGGCGAGCCCATCGCCTTGCGAATAGCCTCAGGAGCCTGACCAGTCGCCTTAGCAACGATAACGGGATTCGCGTACCGAGCGATGATGTCAGCATGCTGGCTCAAAAGCTGGTCGAGATACTGATTCAGTTCCACCAACTGGTCGATAGAGTTGAGGGGCTCGGAATCACCAGAAACGGGATAACAGGGGAACTCAACAAACGGAATCCCCTTCCACGGAAGATTCAACTTGTGGTGAATGAACGCATTCCCCATAACACGATAAAACCATCCATCACGCGTATAAAGGTCGATAACGGTCGTCGTGTCCTGCGCGAGACTTCGGTCAACCGACCCAGTGGCAATAGACGGATAATCCATCCCACCGTCAGACTCGATATCCTGCGCATACTCGGGATACTGTTCTTTGAGCGCAGCAGTCTTCCGGCGCTGAATGTAAACCGCCTGATAAATCTCGTCACCATCATAATCAGGGAAGAACAATTCAGGCGCGATATTCTTCAGACAGACATGCTTCTTGTCAGGGTCCCACCAGACATAGATAAGCCCACGACGCAGGACGAAAGAATCCCACGCGGTCTTCTGAAGAATCGTAGGCATGTCGTTGTAATCCCAAGTCCCATAAAGAATCGCCTCAAGAGCCTCAGCATGGCGACGAGCATCCTCGTCAGTGCCCGGAGGCATGACTTGGAGCGCAGGAACACGCCCAACGAGAGACTGAATCCGCTTATCAACAAACGGCTTAAGATAATTCAGCGTCAGCGAATAACGATTAACAGGAGCCGGGTTGGTAGTAGCATCCCAATGTTCGCCTAAGTAGCGGCGACGAGAGAGGTCATACTCCCCATTACGAGTATTCCAAGTCTGACGAAGCTTCTTCTCAACTTCGACAACTTCATCACGGGTCAGTTCAGCCACAGAGAGCCTCCAAAGGGCGTGGGCGCATATGCATGTCCAGTATGTACTAACAGAACATACATTCGCAAGGTATTATCTCGGTTCACTGACAAGAAACTCATCACCAGTCTCGGCAATCTTCTTATTCATGTAATCTTTGTCAAGACCAATCTTCGGACCAGCAATCTCGATATCATCATCATGACGATTAATCGGACCATAAACAGAGCCCACAACTGGTGCAGTAAGACCCTCAGCCTCATAGGCCGCGTTCACGGCTAAGGCAAGACTCATAACAGAGTCAGTAAACGGAATGTCCTTATCATCAAGAGAGTAGACACCCATCTCATCCATCAACTGAGTAATAGTCGGCAAACGAAGAAGTCCCCAGCCAGTACCGGGGTCCTGAAGAACGGGAATCACAGTAGTATGCTCGTTCTCGTCAACCTCGGTAACGAAGTCGACAGCAGTCCTGCCCTCGTCAAGGGCAGTCTGAAGATTGTTGATTAGTTCCACCTTCAGGCTCTTGGTGCTGGACTTATACCCGTAGACCATGGTCCCACGCTTAGTCAACTCTTCCTCGATAATGTCACCCTGAGGACCAGTCGCGTCGATAGTAGAGTAGTTGAGGTGATATTCCTTAGCCACGCGCTCGATAGTCGCGTAAATCTCTTCCCATGAAACGCGGTTCAGTCGGGTGTAAGAAACAAGGTGCCAAGGACGCCTAGTAATATCCAGCACAATGCCAACAGTAAAGTCAGTCGTTCTGCCCAAGTCCCACGCTGCAACATACTTCTGACCTTCCTTATACTTGACATGCTCCCGTAAGGCAGGGTCAAAAGCATTATCTCGCTGGTCGCGAGTAAACGCGAGCCCAGTAAAGTCCACGAAGTCGCCGTAGAGGACCTGCTGGCGCATCTTCGGGTCAGCAGACATCAAAAGCTTATCACGCATCATAATGTCTTCCTTGGGCAAGAACGGATTATCGTAAATTGACCCACGCTGCGAGTAATACCCAGAAATCCCCCGCTGGCCGCGCTCGAAGTAGAAGTACAGGTCGTTATAGCCCTTCGGAGTCCCAATCAGGTCAATCTCACCGCCACCAGCCAAGCGCATAAGGATGACATTCGTCATAAGATGTCGAAGGTTCGAAATCCACCCTGCCTCATCAATAGACAGATACATGTACCTGTGTCCATCAATATACTTGCCATCGTCGTGTGAAGAACGACAATGCATAACAGAGCCGTTAGTAAAGATAATGTGAGGAAAAGGACTAGACCTAAACGCTTTAACCAAAGGCCGAAGACCCTTAGTCGATAGGAGGCGCTTCGCCTCTCTGAATACAATCTCGGCTTGGTCTGCTGACATCGCCACGGAGATTGTCTCATAAGGGTCACCCTGCGCTTTCTCAGTCTTACTCTGTCCAACCCGAAAGACGCACTTCCAGATGTGCTTCATCGCAATAACAGTACTCTTACCCCAGCGGTTTCCGGGGACAAGAACGTTAATCGGCTGAGTCGAGCCCCTCAACCACTCAATCTGGCCCGGATGCGGCTTCTTCGATAGGAACTGGTTCGCAAAGAAGACAGAATCCGCCTTGGAAGCACGAACAATCGCCCGTCTTTTTTCAAATGCCGCCTGAGACGCCATTATTCGCCAGCCAAGGGCTCTTCGAGGTCCACATCCGAATCATCAGGACGCTCTTCGGGCGAAAGAATTGCATCTACGGTCTCAGGTGCATCTTCGTCATCATCGTCAACGTCGAACAACTTAATCAAGTCATCGAAGGCAGAATTACCCGTCATCTGCGTCTTAAGTTTCATCGCCTCAAGGGTATCGCGAATAGTCGGCTTCCAGTTCTTACTGTTCCTGTAGCCAGAGACAATAATGGAATCTAGGATGTCAATATCCGTGGGCTTCGGCCCAACAGGCTCGTCAACCACCGGCTCAACAGGGACGACATAATGCTTGACATGCCGCTGGACATTCGTCTGCGGTACAGGATGCCCGAGCAATTCAGCCGCCACACGAGCAAGAGTCGGAATACCAGCACCACGCGCACGCGCAGCAGCTAGAGCATTCGCATTCTTCCAGCCAATCTTACTCGGATGAAGCGAACACTTCTCGGGACAGTTAATTCCTAACTTAGGCGGGGTCGTCGGACTCGGAATCAACATTCGTTACATGAACCTCGGGGAGGACATCAAAGCGCGAATCCATATCAGGGGTCAGCACACCACGACCCATAGAGCCAGCACAATCGGGACAAAGTTCCTGACCATTAGGCGAAAGCGTATAAAGTTCGCCTTCCTTACGCTGGCGACAATTAACACAAAGAGGAGCCTTGCTCTTCCTCATACCCATAGTAGTAGTTACCTGTCCAGAGTAAGGATTCTCACCACCCTGCTTAACAAGAGGCATTTTCTCTCCTAATAACAGCCATCGCAGACATACCCGATTGGCCGGTCTTCCTCGTTGAAATCGAGATTCAACTCATCTAGAGGATACATCAACCCACACCGAACACAAGCGCGTTTCCGGCCCTTACGCTCCTTCGGCGGCTTGACCACAGAAAGGGCTAGTTCTTTATCTCGTTCGGAAAGAGTTTTTCGAGACATCCCCTAGAGTCTATACCCCTGCTTAGGAAATACAACCCATCCAAGGTGACCCCAGACGGTATGCTGCATCAACTGGTCAAGCATCGCGGGAATATCATCATCGTTCCAGTTCTCATTAGAGAACATCCACGAAACGATGTCATCAGAATAATTGCCATCGAAAAGGGCGGCGGCACCACTCGCGCCCTCTCCGATGGCGAGGCGGCGTGGGACGGGCACGCGCCGAACGGACATTAGAATTACAGCGCGTAGACAGGACAGCCATGGAAGAAGTAACCACGACGGTCAATATGCGCCACAACATAACCGAACTGCTGAAGGACATAAAATTCAGCAGGTGTCACGGTCAAAGCGTAACCATCAGTAAACCTGAGATTCTGCGCATTAAGGGCATTCAACCGCATACGAAGCCGACCAACAAGCGCAGTCGCATCGGGGTCACGGTCGGGGACATCACCCGGACGCCAATAAGCGCGCCACTCATCATCAAAATGATTCAAACGGAACGTTTCCATGGTCCGAGTCAAATCAGTCAACGTAATCGTCTGAGTCCCCTCATATGTGGCACGAGGGTCCAGAGTATCAGTGAACTGCCTGAAATAATCCCCCAGAACAGGACCAGAATGGGGAGCGATATCATGCAATGCTTTCACTTCAACCGCCAAAGACCATTACGAAAATCCGCCAAACACCCTAAACAGACAGAAAAAAGAGGCTCATCACGGAGAGAAGTAACAAAATCCGCCATTCGATGGCATCGGTCGCAAGGCACAAGTCCCTTTAAATCATCCATGGCTCAAATATAACTAGAGTAACAAGACTTGACAAGAGAAAAATCCCTTGTTTCGAGACGATTTAGTGATACTATATACCCATGAAAACATTCGAAGACCACGACACACACGGCCGTCGCACCCTACCCGGAGCAATGGCCCTCATCAGCGGCAAGAAAGACAAAGAAATCCGAGACTATCGAAAGGCCGCACCCGTCTCCAAGAACAGCTATACCTGCCCATTTACCTACTACCACGTCACAGACATGCTGCTCACCCTCTGGCCGACCGAAATGACCAGCACCAAGGAATTTACCGACTCACTAGCAGACCGACCGCTCCAGTGGGACGCTATTACAGTTGGCCGAGTCATCGCTGACATCCAGTCCAGACTCTTCGAGACCAACGGGCGCAAGCCGATTGAATCCGCCCGCTGGTGGGACGGCAAGAAGTTCTGGGTCTCGCCCCAAACCGAAGACCGAGTGGCCCTTGAGAACCTTCTGGACGACCTCCGAATGCTACTCGACCAGCCTACGGACGGCAAGAGTCCGCTGACCCGTTGCCCCTCGCTTAGGTGATAGGATACGCCACAAAGCGGGTTTTTCTGAGCACGAATTTGAGGGCTTGAGCGTGAGGTTTCAACCCTCCCGTCCCAGTCAACATAGCCTGAGCGTGAAATCGTCCGAGAAAACCCGTATTGTGGACTATGCTATCACCCAGAATGGAGCCATTTCAGTGGTTTTCCACCAGTTTTACGGACTAAGATAGCGAGATTCACGCTCAGCGACCTGTCCAAACGCCTCGAAAACACACCCTTCTCGACGTGGCAGGACTTTTGACGTTTAACCCCCGTTTTACTGGTATTTCGCACTAACCCCCTAGTCCGCAAGCCCGCCAGACACCATGCTCCATCCTATCACTAGAAAGACCCGGTTACTTGCTACACCATACCCGCCAGTTTTCCTTGGTCTTACCGGCAACTTTCAACTATCAAATCGACCCTGACCACACCAACACACACACCACCACACACATACCCCCCACTAGTCACACCACGCCCTGACCACGCCCCCCTGCGCTACCACGTACTACCAGACACACCCCGCTCCACCAACAGACCATGCAGTACCACGTACCACCACCAACACCAGTAACGCCCTGCTACCAGTAGAACGTGTGTTCCCAGTATCACCCTGTGTTACGGGGGAACGTCGCTAAACCGACTGTATTACGCGTATCACCCGTATCACCACGGTTACCACTGCTAACAGAATGGTGGGGATGAAAGTAATGCAGGTAGCACTGGTAGCCCGCAAGAAGCAACTGCGCGCAATAGCACCGCTGTCTGGCCCTTTGCCGCGTTCGCGGCAGCCTTGCTACTCGCAAGACAAGCGGGGGACTGAAGCCCCCCTGCGCCCCCCGCGAGGGCCGTCGCCCTTGACGCGGTTTGCAGCAAGCTGCACCGCTTACAAGGACTCCGCGTGTGCGCGGCCCTCGCAACAGGATAGAGGCACACATCTGTCCGCTGCCCGCGACAAGCGCGGGACAGCGGTCCGCTGGCTATCGCTGCACCCTCCGACGTTACCACGCCACTGGTGGAGTCGGCCCTCGGGCCTCCTCATTGCGTGGAACGCCAAAGGGCGCTGCAATACGCCAGCGCGTGTGCCCGGACTGACTGTTCGCAGCTTGTGCCATCATGCCCCAACCCGATTTGGGTGCCCATGCGGGCATCCCTACCGCCATGGGCACTGCATCTGCTCCCCGCCCCCACGATTTCTTCCTCTGACGCGGTTTGCAGCAAGCTGCACCGCTTACAGAGAGTAAATCGCGGGGTCGGTGAGACAGACGCTCAGTGTGCCCACCTTTCAGGCGCGGAACGAGCGCCCGCAACTCCTTCCTTCGTCAGTCGTTGACGGTCCTGCGCTCGTCCGCGTGGCTGGGGCAAACCCAAATGCGGGCCGGAGCAAGAGGGGCACAATCAGCGGAACAGTCTGCTGATGGAGAACGGATGGCCCTCGCCAGCGGGCGAGGATGCTTTTTTCCCTCTCCTTGAGAGGACGGCAAAGCCGTCAGAAAGGTTAGGTTCGCGGTCATGGCTAAGTTCTTCTGGAGCACCGGGGTCATCCTCGCCGCACTCGACGCAGGCATCCTTTCGGTGCAGGCTGTCTACAACACCCAGTACATCAACGGTCTCGCCCTGTATGGCCCGGTCGGCGGCGCTGCCCACGACCACGCTCTGGCAGCCACGCTCATCCAGTTCCGTACAGCAGACAACTACCGCTCGCTGGTCGCAGAGGACGCGGCGGTCACGGCCATCCTCGAAGGTCTCGTAGTCTCCGAACCCATGTTCGACTACTACGATTCCATCACCGGACAGGGCATCCTCGTCAACGCGTAGTCCTTAGGGAGTCGGGCCATCTGGCTCGGCTCCCACAATCTACCGGAAGGAGCACTTCGTGAACAGCACAGAAGCATACGCACTCTGGGAAAAGTTCGACACCGAGGGCGGCTCGAACTACCCATGCACGCAGCAGGCCGACGACCCGTGCCGGTTCATCGACACGGACGAGCACCCGTGGGGCAAGTGCAAGGCGTGCGGCTACGTCACGCACGACGTTCAGCGCGACCCGGACCTCGCCCACGAAGAACTATGCTGCGGCTCAGCAACGTGCGCAGCGACCGACTCGGGTCTGTGCATCACGCACGACTCCTATCCAGAGTCGTGAGGCCAGGTGGGCTCACGCCCACCAGTCCTTTGAACCCCCTTCCCTTGCCGGGGAAGGGGGTTCGCCCCAGCGGGCTGCATTCCGCAGTTTCGCGTCAACTTGGCCGGACCATAGCAGAAGGAGTAGAACCAGCCTCGCGTAACTTGGACTTGGACAAACGGAAGGAACATAGCCATGCACACAGAGGTATCAAGCGTTCAGTTTTTCGGAGCCCAGAAGTTCTGGCCCGAACACGTCGTATATGTCGGGATGCCCGGACGGGCACAGACCGCGTTCGGTATCACGATGGGAACTTACTGTTTCGGTAAGCCATGGTCCTTCCTTGAGGACCCAAAGGGATGGGAGCGCGCATATCTGGACTATCTAGTAGACACATTGCGTGGGAGCACGCCATTCAGAGAAGCGGTCCGCAATCTGCACGGCAAGACACTGCTCTGCTGGTGCGCGAGCAAGCAGAAGCAGCGCGGCACGGAAGTCAAGTGCCACGCGCGCATCCTCGCAGAGTTCGTAGAACTACTCTATCACGAGCAGGACTAAGAGAGAGATGGGGGAGTGGGTATAGGCTCACTCCCCAGAAAGGGAACGACATGACACGCATCATCGCATGGACCGGCCACCGCCCTAAGGACCTCCCCATCACCTACATAGACTTCGCCACCCTCATGCACGGTCGCGAAGAACTCGATTCGGGAGTATCGTTCGTAACAGGCGGCGCGCTCGGCATCGACACATGGGCGACCGAATGGGCACTCAGCCACGGCATCCCGTACCACATCATCCTCCCATTCAAGCCAGAAGTGATGTCCCGCTACTGGCCGAACGCCGACTACGGTAGGCTCGCCGTTCACATCAAGCACGCAGCATCACTCACCATCATCAGTAACGGCGAATACGACGTTCGCATGTACCAGCGCCGCAACGAGGCGATGGTTGACCGCGCCGATGAAGTCTGGACCTACTGGACAGGCAAGCAGGACGGCGGCACCTACAACTGCATCCGTTACGCCGAACGGGTCGGTAAGAGCGTGTTCAACATCGCCACCGGCAAGTTCGTCACACTCAATCCAGACACAGGACGCGGCGAGTTCACTCAGGACACGCTCCCGTTCTAGACTACAGGGAGAGACGGGCTTCGGCTCGTCTCTCCCAGAAAGGAACCACGCATGTCCGATTTCACGGAGACCAAGTACTGCCACACGTTCTGCATCGAAATGCGAAGGCACACGCCCGAATGCATCGGACGCCAGTACTACAACGACCCCATTATCCCGACAAGAATCCAACAAGAGGATGCCAGAATCTACAACCTAGTTCGAAAGACATGGGACAAGAAAGGAACACGAGATGAGTAACGGCTATGACGATATCGTCAACTTCCTAGACCTACGCCCGGAATTCGCACGCCCGAGCAACGGTTTCATCTATAACGAGACCGAACTGGACGCGCTCTGGGAAATCGGACCGACCGGAGCCGAGGTTCTCAACGGCCCACTTGGCGAGCGTTGGGAGTTCGCGCGCCACTGCGTAGCACTCAATCTCCCCGAGAATAACGAGCCCGTGACAAGCCAACAAATGGTCGACATTCTGACCAAGGCCATCTTGGCCGAGGTAGAGGACCCACAGCCCCTCGACCTCAAGCCACCACTGCTACCAGATGAAGATATGGGGTAGAAAGGGTAGGTCACACTAAGCAGTTGAAGGAGTCACTGTGAACGTCCCCGCCATCGCCTACGCAGAACCAGACCGCAGGCACCATGCCTCGTGCCCACTAGTTCCAGAGTTCAAGTTCTCGCCACATGGTCCACGCTACATCTCTCGCACAGCATCGTGTGAGCAGTGCGGGAAAGAGATTCACGAGAAGCCCGGAGAACGAATGCACTTCGGGATGCACGCATGGGAGACCAAATCAGGCTACGCCGAGATATGGTGCATCGACTGCGCAGACGCCCACAACAAGCCACAATACGGCCCGATGCCACCACCGATGGTCACCAATCCACGCAAGGTCCACGAGCCAACCGCTCGGGACAGCCGCGAAATTGAGTGGATGAACCTTCGTCCACTCTCCGCAACCAAGCGCCCCATCAAGCAGACCGGCTTCGTCGCACCACTGGGCGCACTCGAAGGCATCGACCACATGGTCGCACGCATCGAAACCATCAAGCGCCTAACCGACGAACAGGAGCGCGACCGCGCCACGCATCGCGCCATAGTAGAAGCCGACAAAGAACTCCCATTCATCGTAGACGAGTTCAAGGCGAACGGCTTCCGCTCGCTTTCACTCTCGTCGTCACAAACGACGACGAAAGACGACGAAATCGAAGCCGCCAACTTCGCAGAACACCATCTCAAGACCATCCCATATGGCTTCGGCCAGAAGGGCGTGGACGCGAATGGCTTCCCTATCTACAACAACCTAGAAGAACTCCCCGGCATCCTGCGCCGAATTGACTGGGAGAAGAACGAATCACGGAACGGCCCAATTAGCAAGGTCCTGCTTATCGAAGGACCCGGTGACACACTGTCAGCCACGGTATCACAACCGTGGATGATGAAACACATCGACATCGCAGAGTTGAAGCGCCTCGGCAAAAAGACCCGAGACGCCTGCCGGTACAAGACGTTCAGCGAACTCGACAACGCTCGCGCGAAAGTCGAGTACTACAACGCCATCGGGTCAGCCATCTATCGCGTGTATCACGGAGAAGTCCTCCCCGAGCAGACCATGAACGCTCTCGGCGCAGAGGACCTGACCGTGCCCAAGCGAGAACGAGCACTCCCGCCCGAGCGACGGTCAGAAGCACTGGTCGCACAAGGCGAACAGGAACTCGGGCTCCACGCAGGAACCAACGATACAGTCATCGCGCTTATGACCGATGACGACACCCTGCTTCTCGGCTACACGCAAGGCTCAGTCGAAGGACGAGAATCAGACGACCCGCTCTCCGCAGGCTCACGCCTTTGGCGCAGTGCGAAGAATGGTCGCCGTTGGGTCGCGCCCTAAAGGAAGCATCGGAGAACCCCGTCGCCAATGCTCCAATGAGAAAGATGGGGGGAGAAGTAGGGTCGGCTTCGCAAAAAGTCGGCTCTACTATATAGCGGTTCCAGCGGGACCGCGTAGCGTGTGAGTAGACACCAACCTAGGTGACGCGCTACGCGGTGCGCTTGCACCATAAGTTCAAGTGGCGAGAGCCAGAAAGGGTCACACGAAATGGCGTTCGTGAAGAGGACCATCATCATTCAGGGTCGGCAGATTCCGGCCATCCAAATCGGCCAGCCCGTCAACGGCTGGGGAACGCGGAGCGACGGTCGCCCGGTGTTCCAGACCATCGCAGAGTGCCTCTCCTTGAGGACCACGAACCCGGTCGACGCGAACGGCAATCCGCAGGAAGTGCAGACCTACTACACGACCTCCCCGGAGAACCTCCGCTTCACGCCGGTTCGCT